CAACAGGTGATGTCAATGCTGCTCGCGGCAACTTTGCCCCATCAGGTCTTTTTACTTTGCCTACAAAGGATACAGACTCCGCCGCTTATGAAAATTTGGTTGAATGGATTGGTGGTGCCAACACTTACCTGCGTTCCTCCAAGTCAGGAATTCCACAGCTGCTTTGTGCTGAAACGGTATTAATAGCTGCACGCTCTGCTCTCCGCAACAAACTGCGTATGCAGGAGTATCCTTCAATGCAGCGTATGATTGAACTTTTGCGTGAAGACGCAATGTGCCCTGCGCTTGAAATCCTCTCTCACGAAGCATTGGGACAGGGATCACGCCTAGTTCTTCAGAAGAAAGGGAATATGGATGTTGCCTTCAACACTCAGGCCGCAACCAAATTCTGTCAAATTCGTGACATCTACGAAGATCCGAATGAATGGCAATTCTGGTTACAAACGGGTTATGATACCCGTATCCGCGACTGGCACGAAAAAGTATACCGCTGTAACGAGCAAAAGAACGAATCTCTAGACCTTGCAGGGGATTATTGCAAGACCGGAGGTGTACAAGTCGACATCACAGGAACGGAGAATGCTGCTTGGACCATCAAAGGTAAAGTTGCCGAACGTGGTAATGGTCAATGCATCATCGGTCTCACACCCGGCAAGTACACTATTGAATTTACTGCTGTAGACGGTAAGACTAAACCTGCCGATCAGGAAGTGACTGTCGTGGAAGGCGCAGTTACAACCGCAACCGGTGCTTATACCTAAACTGAGATAAAAAAATGAGCGGCCATTTTGGTCGCTCTATCCTATTCACTCTAAACAATTACACTAATGAAAAAATATACTTACCTAATACTCTGTATGTTCTTTGTGGCTTTGGTTATTGCAATCCCGGAACTACACCCTCAGACATGTCATCTTGATGGAAATATATTGACCATGTTGGCAGCTGGTCCGGCCTTCGCACCGCTGAAATGGAATGTCGGTCAAAATAATATGGGTGGATATAAAGGACGGTTACTGTTCGTCCCATTTGATGCACCCAATACAGTACCCACCGTTCCGGATCCCGGCAAAGCAGCAGACAATGAAGCACTAGTGACGGCAGCCGGTACATTTGCTTTTCCTGCAGAAGGGACGTATAAGCAACCTATTTATCTATATAGTACAGATGCAACAGTCGACTATAAAGCGGAGCAGCAAGGTGAAGCTGACGGGATCAGCTATAAACAAACACTGAGCTTCTTCTTCCCCGGCAATACTCCTGAAATGCATGCATTCAATGCATTGGTAAAAAACACAGCAGGCTATTACGTTTTTGAAGACTCTGACGGCAGACAAATGATCATGGGGCAACCGGGATTATATGCTTCTACCGCTCCTTCATTCAATGGAGGAAAAGCAAGAAGCGACCGTCGCGGTACCACCTATACGGCTACCGCCGATTCCAATTACTCTGCGATCTTCCTGGAAACTCCCATCGATATGGAAGTCATAGGCGGATTAAAACCGGCCCCAACGCCTCCAATCGAATAATATGATCAGACAAGAACAACTCAGCCAATGGTTAGGAGACCGCCAGCGCAAATATGCTGACGGTCTGGTTCTTTTCGGGATTCTTGCTAAAGAGTCTATGAAAAAGAAATACGCAGCTTACCTAGATACAGCTCCGGAAAGTCCACATATTTTTGACCCGCATTTCACCCAGCTTGTCAATTGCCTGTCGAAAATTGACAAGGAAATCAAATATTCTCCTTCACTATATCCTGCCGCTCTTGAGGAAATTGCCGTGGTTAGGACCATAAACGAGAGTGAACGGAAAAAAGTAATCGAAGAAAAACAAGCAAATATCACTTCGCTTGAAATATTAGTCAATGAATTGCAGTCCCGTATTGATGATCTGGAAAATGACAGCGAAAGCCATACCGAAGAACTGGCATCCCTTCAGGAGCAATTTGACGAAAAAATGTCTGAACTATCCGCCTTACGAAACGAATGCGAAACACTGAACACTCCGGGTGTCAAGATTATCACGGAAGAATCACTCAGTCCTTCTATCCGGAAAGCTTACGCACGTATCAAAGAAATAGCACCTTTATATGCAAGTTTGCATAATGATGTGGCCAACCAAGACATACCACCAGAAGAACGACAACCGATAGCCGAAGAACTGTGCAAGCTCGATGATGAACGTCGCAAACTCTGGAAACAGATCGATACCTGGGCGGAAGGGAAAGGTGAACTGCAACTTGAAGAAAAGCGGCCAATACTAAGTGAAAACAGTATTGTACGCGGTTTTGAAATTGCCCGCCAAATCAAGCGTTTGAAAAATAATATAGCCAACAGCAAAGCCGCTTCAGAACGAGCCAGGCAGGACAACAAACAGACTGTCATGCAGAATGCATTGGACCGCATTGAGAAGTATGAGACGGAACTTGCCATACTGGAAGCAGAGATAACAGCAACACAAGGTGAAAAGAGTGCAGGATAACTTTCCACTTGCATTGTGCCCCGGTTCTATCGAGCCATTCATGCACAAGGGAGAATGGGCAATACATGAAGTGTTGCCCTCTCTTTTATCGGATATAGGCCCGGCACACGTAAAAATAGCAACATTCAGTATCTCGGAAGACAGTCTGCGTCCACTTTTCTTCCTTTCAGACGAAAAGAAAATCGAAAGCCTTACTCTTTTGCTGGATACGACCGTAAAACGTCATAAGCTTGATCTATTACTGTTTGCTTCAAATATTAGTCCGAGAATCCGGATTGATTCCTGCCATGCCAAACTATTGCTAGTCGAAAACGAACAATATAAATTTGGAATTGCAGGATCTGCTAACCTTAATCAAAACCACCGATGGGAAAACGGCTTTTATTTCACTTCCGGAAAGCATTTCGATTATTTCTCAAATATGTTTAATCAAGCGTATGAAGACGCTATCCACTATGAAAGTTTAGAATAATGACTCTGTCCGAAGAAATATTAAAGCAAATAAAAGATATGTCTGCAGCACTTTTACCTCCGGCAGAAATCGCAATACTGCTAGATACCCCGACTGATCAACGTGACTACTTCTGTGATATATGTAAAAATCATTGCAGTTCACCTATATATACCTCCTATCATCAGGGGAGACTTCAGACCAAGCTCAATCTCCGGAAAACAGTTATCAAACTGGCCGTTGCTGGCAGTCCTGCCGCCGAACCTCTTGCTGATAAATACATGAAAGAACAAAGCATCAATGAATAATGCCAAAGAAAGATCCTACATACGAGAGAATCGAACGAGCTTTATACAAAGATAAGGACGAATCGACAACCATCCTTTCCCCCAGGGAAATGGAAATCAAAAAACGTATGATGTTATGTGTCAGTAAAAAAATGGAAGAACCACTTATTCCGGACACTGAGTTGGTAAACTTCCTAATACACGGTTGTGGAGGAAATGCAGAACCGATTTCCAAATCACAAGCCTACCGGGATATCGGTATGATCAACCGGTTAGTCGGAAATATCCAACTAGCTGCAACATCCTGGTACCGGTATATGATTGTAGAAGGTGGTAAGAGGGCTTTTAATATGGCAATGGACAAAGAAGATGCAAAAGGAGCTGCTGCCGCATTGGATAAAATAGGCAAATATACACGTGCAGATAAAGATGATAATAAATTCGATTATTCACAAATGATTCCTCCGTCATTCGAACCTTCGGACGACGTCACCCTCCTGGAAGGACTTGAAGAGATTGAAAACCTTGAAGAAAAACGGGAAGAGCTGCGCACCCTGTTTAAAGGAATGCTAAGTAAAAGAGCAGTAGACATCAAACCTATTACAGAGGAGGAGAAAGAATGAATCCGCAGAACTCTCCTGCCCTCTCCGCATATGAACTCCGCAGAAAACGAGATGAGGTTGTAGACAAGTTCTTCAATAAGATGCAACGCCATGCCATGTCTATCAATGCACATGATGAATATATAGTTGCCTCACGTGGTACCGGAAAATCCGAAGGGATTGACGCACGCATCATTCTCCGCAACGTATGGGAAATGCCGGGTTCTTTAGGCGGCCTAATCTCTCCGAGTTACGCCAAGGCATGGGGAAACACATTACCGGCAATCTGCAAAGCACTTGCTGAGTGGGGATATATACAAGGAATACATTATGTCGTTGGCCACAAAGCTCCAGAAAGCATGGGATTCGCCAAACCGGTACGCCCGGTATTAGGCGATGGCTGGAGCAATGCATTTCATTTTTGGAATGGTACCGTCATGGTAATTCTCTCCTTCAATCAAGGAATGTCCGCAAACTCTATGTCACTCGACTGGGTGATAGGTCCCGAAGCTAAGTTTCTCAATTATGAGAAAATTAAAAGTGAAGTAGATCCCGCCAATCGTGGTAATCGGCAATATTTCGGCGACTGTCCTCATCACCACAGCGTAAGTTACTCAACAGATATGCCGACTGCTTCTATGGGAAAATGGATTCTCGATAAGATAGACGAGATGTCGCCTGCACATATCAATCTAATCAGAACATTGTATCTCAAGCTACAAGAATACAAACGAAAGCCACTCACTGACCATGTAATGCGCATGATCAAAGAATATCAACGCGATTTAGACCTTGCACGGAGATATCAACCTCCTATCAAACCTCTCCCGGGAAAAACAAAGGAATATACCGTCTTCTACGGTGAATATGATGTGTTCGACAATCTGGAAGTACTCGGTGAAGACTTCATTTGGCAGATGTACCGGAACTCGCCTCCTTTGATCTGGCGTACTGCTTTTATGAACGAGCGTTTATTCCGGATTGAAAATTGCTTTTATTCGGCTCTGGATGATGATATTCACTTCTACACACCTGGCGATAACGGACGTCTCCGGGATTTAGGCAGTAACTGGAGCAAACTAACGACATGTGGTTGTCTGGGCGACGGCGACCTCAACTTTTCAAAGGAGCTTCATCTGGCCTTTGACTCCAATGCATCCATATCCACCGCAGTCGTCGGACAGCTGGATGATCACACGATGCGCGTACTCAAGTCATTTTACGTCAAAACTCCCGGAAAATTGCAAGACCTAGTCAAAATGATAGCCGACTATTACCGTCCGAAGCTTAATCGAGATGTAGTCATCTACTATGACCATACTTTTACATGGGAATCCGGATCTTCTACTGAAACCTATGCAGACATCATCGAACGTGTATTCAAAGAAAACGGATATCATGTCACAATGGTATATGTCGGACAAGCTCCGAAACACGAATGGAAGCACTTAAACATTGACTTAACCTTAAAAGGAGATCCGCAATTTCTTTGGATACAAATAAACCTTCATCAAAACGAATTCCTGAAAATAGCAATGGAACAAACTGGGGTCAAACAGGGAAAGAACGGATTTGAAAAGGATAAAACGCCTGAAGGAACACCCGACACACCTGATAATCCGGACGAATATAAAACGCACATCACAGATGCATTTGACACACTATGGCTAGGAATGAATTTCTATTTCACTCTGCCGGGTACACATGCTGGAGGAATCTTCTTTCTGAATAATAAATAATTTATTATTCGCATTTTTATTACATTTCTTTGTTTTTCCCGAATATTATTCCAACCTTTGTCGTGCCCTAAATATTATTGAAAATAACTTTTTAGCACTAGTGTTATTCAAAATGAATTCTACATAAAAATGGGCACATTATTGCTAAAGAGTGTTCTAAGGAGGTTGCAACTATGAAACAAAATAAATTTTGTGATATAGACTTATCTGATCCTTTTTTCGATTCACTAAAACAAGATTATCCCGAATTTTCAGAATGGTACACTAAAAAGGCCAAAAAAGGAGCTAAAGCATTCATTCAAAAAGATGACCAAGGAAAGCTCCAAGGATTTCTCTATATGAAACATGAAACAGAAGAATTAAATGACATTAATCCTCCAATGCCTGCTGCTAGTAGATTGAAAGTCGGTACATTCAAGATAGATGCACATAAAACAAAATTAGGAGAATACTTTGTCAAGAAAATCATTGCAGCTGCTTTATATATAGGAGTCTGTGAAATTTATGTGACCATCTATAAAAAACATACAGGTTTAATCACGCTATTACAAAGATATGGATTCACAGAATACGGAACTAAAGGAGAAGGGGATGAGCCAGAGCTTGTTTTTACAAAATCAATGACAAGTTATACTGGCGATATATTATTAGATTATCCTTTCGTGCATGCTAAGGATGTCCGAAAATTCATTTTATCAGTAAAACCTGAATACCACACTCCTCTTTTTCCTGATTCAATATTGAATACAGAAGAAAGGAGTAAGGATGTGCTCATTAAAGATGTTACACATACAAATAGTATCCATAAGATATATGTATCAAGTATGAATGGGCTTGATCAACTTGAAAAAGGGGACATCTTACTTATATATCGTACTTCTGATCATGCAGGACCAGCTAAATATAGAAGCGTAATTTCCTCTATATGCGTGGTTGAAGAAATTAAGAAAGCTAAAGATTTCGCTTCTGTAAATGACTTTATCAAATATGCTAATGCCTATAGCATATTTGATGAAAATGAGTTAAAGAAGTGGTACACAACATATAATATGGTTGTTATTAAAATGACTTATAATGCCGCATTTGATAGAAGGGTCACTCGTAATGAGCTAATCGAACAGGTTGGACTAGATGGCAATGAATACTGGGGATTCTTTCAAATAACAGATGAGCAATTTAACAATATAAATTCAAGAGGAAAAATAAATGAAAGTATTATTATCGATTAAACCGGAATTTGTTCGTGAAATATTTGCCGGAAACAAAAAGTATGAATACAGAAAAGCTATATTTACCAAAAATGTAAATCAAGTAGTGGTGTATTCTACAAAACCGGAAGGAATGATCGTCGGAGAATTTACTGTTGAAACAATTATAGAAAAAGAACCTCAACAATTATGGGATCAAACCAAAGAAGCTTCAGGAATTACCAAGGAATTCTTCGATCAATATTTTGAAGGTCGTAAACGAGGTTACGCGCTAAAAATTTCTTCACCTAAACTTTATGAGAATCCAATCAATCCATTTGATTTATTTTCTTCTTTTGTTGCCCCTCAATCATTTAAGTATATAGTCGGAGAAGATTTAGAACCAACATTGAGTATCTAAATTCTTCAAACTTCATAGATTGTTATAAATATAAAAGCGCAAATATATATCTTATTTGTGCTTTTATATTTATAACTACTAACCAATACTTCTGTCTTCACTTGCAACTACTACTTCGTTCCACTATAGTCATGCGTAAGAATAACTATAGTGGAACGAAATAAAACCTTCCTATTAAGTGCTTCTTTGATTCCAATACAATATCTTACTATCCCTACTGCATTACATTACTAAAGATAGGCTATTTCAATCTAAAAAATCAGCATTTATTTTGCTCATTCAAAAAGAATCACCATCTTTGTAGCGATCTCCATTTGAAACAGGCGAGTAGGCTCGCCAATTATTCGCTGCGGGCATTTTTTATGTCCATAGCTCATGATATAGTTCCGACCCCCGTGTGGAGCGTTAATGCGCCCACTGCCTGTTTCAGGTGGAGATCAACGGGAAAGCGGAACTTTTTTGTTCCCTTCCCGTATTTAATCAACATATTATTTCATTTTAAATGATCTCCAAAATGAAAAAGAAAAACCAAAGCGCAAACGGACGCTATATATCCGTAGAAAAGCTTCAGAAAGCCCTTTCCAACATTTGCCTTGAAGTAGCTGAAGGTAACGAACGTCTCCGAGTGAATAAATCGCACAGAGGTATTGTAATCCACGCCAATGGAGGCACAGTCAATATTACATTTAATGAAAAAGGAGGCGAGCTATGAAGGAATATGTAGAACGAATTATCTCTTCGCAATGCCGCATTATAGACAATAAGTCAGGTTTCATTCATATAGAGGGAGAATCCGCCATTTTTGATATGAACGGGAATTACATAGGGACAGCAAAATCAACTATAGGTTCTATTAGGGAAAACGGCATAGACGCTGTAATCAAAACTCTAACCAATTACAAAAAAAAGATTGTTTCCAACCAAAATAAAAAGATACCATGCAAAATTATTAAATTTGATTTTAACAAAAATATCAATAAAGCAAATCAAAGATGAGTTATTATCAACTCCAAAAACTAATCAACATTCCACAACCGGAATAATCATTAGTTTATTCAACAAAGAACACAGGTTACCATATATCTGTGCTTTTTGCTTGTCGCATACAATTCCCACAATAAAATTTAAAAGTCTCTGATTATCAAATTAAATAGTTGAATAAAGGGGAAAATTTTCCCCTTTATTGATCAAAAGACCACGCACCGCCCTGAAAAGAAGTTTCGACCTAAAGTTTTTCAATTTCCCTTATATGCAGCACCTGTCCCCTCAAAAATCATCACGCTCGTGATACTTGTTTTTCTGCCGTAGGCGTGTCCTTTATGACCTACCAGGTAGCTGATACCTTTGCATAAAAAGAAGGTCATGAACGATATCATTACACAGAATCTACTCACATTCATACTCGGTGGTGGTCTCCTGTCATTCATCACTGGGGTGATTACACTCAAGTACACAAAAAAACAAGCGGAAGCCAAAGCTCTCAGCTCCGTACAAGATGTATATCAGGAACTAATCGCTGACTTGAGAGCCGACAAAGAAGCTATGAAGAAAGAGAGAATAGAAAGCGAAACAAAGTGGGCTACCCGTATAGAAAAGCTAGAAAACAATCAAATAGATCAGGATAAAAAGATAGCGGATAACGAAAACGAAATAGCCGACCTGAAACGATTCAAATGTATAAACCTATTGTGTAACAACCGAAAACAATGAAACATCATGTACACACCCTCATTCTTCTTGCTAGCCTTACTATCACTTGGCTATTGTGTAGTTGCCGTACTACTTATCAAAAAGATCGTAGCGCTCAAGAGCAAAGTAATCTTTCTATCTCAGATTCAACTCTGTACGATAGAACCGGAGATATCTACTCCCGATTCAACTTCAATAAGGAAGAAGCCGATAAAGGTTGGAAGATCAAAGTCAACTTCGACACATCGAAAGCTACAAATCCGGCTACCGGCCTACTCCCGATATCGGATATCGAGATTGAGGGGAGCGAGAAGAATATCAAAACCCTGCTACAAGAAAATGACACTGTACACATATCTGAGAAGCAAAAGACGAAAACTGATATCACGTTTCAGCAAGACAGCAAATTAGAGTCTCACCGAGACGCCGGTAATTCCGTCGCAACCGGAATAGACAACGGCATCAAATACGGACTAATCATCGGGATTCCAATAGTATTTATCATCTTAATCTTTATCAATCATGCTAAAAGACAAAAGAATACATCAAAGTAAGATTTGGCAGATAATGGAACGCAGAAAAGACGGAAAGCCTCTTGAATTCTCTATCCAATTCTGCAAAAAAAGCAATGGCGAATTGGTTACTTACGATCGAGCAGTATTAACTTCATTCCATAGCAGCGGAAGCACAATCAATGTATTACCCTGTGGAGAAGTTACCCCCAAAAAGATTCGCCGGTGCCTTGTCACCAAATTCAATAATTTCAAAGTATATTTCTAATGAAACAGCAAAAACTGCAACAGGCACCAGCTAACCTTATTCTGGAAGGATATGATACCTATGCCGTCTTAAAAGGTGGCAATAATGTTATCAAATTCAGTGATAACACCGATATCACCACTGACAAAAACACATCCGCTATTGAAGTTACTCCCAAAGGGAAAGCGGCTCCAATTAAATTTATGCAACGTGGACGAAATAATAATATGCCTTACGACATTATGAAAAAAATAGGGATTAATGTTACCGTAGGAAGCAACATTGAATTCAAGAACAAAGTCGTATTCGGAGACAGCATACTCGTATATCGCAAGTATCGCGATAAGGCTACAAAGAAAATAATAAAAGAAGAAGTCCTCCCGGAGGAACAGCCGGAAATCTTTGAATTCCTCGAAAACAACAACTTCAATTTTATACGTATGGAGTTAGCCAATGACCTTGTTATATTCTATGACGGCTATCTGGAGTATATATTTAACAATGATGATAAATCTCCCCGTATCGTGCAAATCAAAGCAAAAGAGTCTACCTGTTCCCGAATAAGTGAGATTGACGAGAAGACCGGGAAAAGCGAGTGGCACGGTTACTCAGCCGAATGGCATAAAGGAACACCGGAAGATCTTGTCGCCACTCCCCTGCTCGACAGGCAATCTCCATTGCTCGATTTAAAAATAAGAATCGGGCTTGCGCCTAACAACAACGGAAAAACAATAGTAGGCAAAGATCGTAGGTTCATCCACAATCTTCGTATCTCCACTCCAGGACGTTTTTATTACAGCCATCCGTATTGGTGGAGCGTTTTTGCGTCCGGCTGGTATGATTTCTCCAGTGCAATCCCTGTTTTCAAAAAATCACTGATCAAGAATCAAATGGCACTCAGATACATTATCTATATCCAAGAAACCTTTTGGGAGAAGTTATACGCATCAGAAAAGATTGTCAAAGATGATGAAAAGGCAATCCGCAGAGGTAAATTCCTTCAAGACATGAACGACTTCTTAGCCGGCGAAGAAAATGCCGGCAAAGGTTTTATATCCCACTTTCGCTATGACCGTATAAAAGGATTTGAAGATAAAGATATCATTATCACCCCTCTCGAATCATTCTTCAAAGGTGGAGAATACATCGAAGACAGTGAAGAAGTCAGTAACATGATGTGTTACGGAATGGGGGTACACCCCAGCATTATCGGCGCAGCTCCGGGAAAGGGAAAAAGTATCAATGGTACCGAAGCCCGCGAGCTATTCACTATTGAACAGGCACTAATGAAAATGTATCAAGATCTAACTCTGGAACCTCTATACTTTGTCAAGGCTATAAACCAGTGGCCTAAAGACATCTATTTTGCCGTAACTAACTGCCAGTTGACCACACTTGACAAAGGTACGGGAGCAACTAAGAACACAGGTTTAACCCCGGAAACTGAACAAAAATGAATATACTCATCCCCGACATCGAAACTTTTAAAAAGGTAGTCAAAATAAACGCCTCGCTGCCTTATGAGTCTATCGAACCATATATCGAAGACGCATTGGATATCTACATAGAGCCATACATCGGAAAGTCCGTCATCAAAAAAGCAAAAGAATGCCCAGAATCTGAATTATGCGACAGATTACTACGTGCACTCGGCCCATTGACCCTAATGCTTGCTACTGACGAATTAGGTGTCATGTTTGGAGACAGCGGCATCACAGTAAGTAATGTACAAGGGCAACGTTCTCCTGCCAGTGACACAAAAATTGCAGCAGCCAAAGTAAACCTATGCTTCCGGGGAATGCAAGCTCTCGACCGGTTGATATCCTACCTGGAAGAAAACAAGGCGGATTATTCTGACTATGTCGCTGACACTATTTCCCGCTTTTGTTTTATCCGTAATGCGACGGATTTTCAAGATATCGGCATGGTAAATATAGACTACTCCATATTATCTTATCGCATCATGTTCCCTACCATTCGCCAGCTTCAGGAACATAACGTCCGGGAAATGATATCGGACAAAGTATATGAAGCAATGAAAGAAGCATTCTCTAAAAGTAAGGAAACACCCAAACAGAAGATACTTATTGAATATATTATCCGTTATCTTGCCAATAAAACAGCCGAGTTGTACACCTCACAGAAAACAACCGAGCAACGTATATCCGGTAGAAAGATCGAATACTCCCCCACTATCCGACCGATTTATCAAGATCCGTCCGCAAACGGTAACTTCTTCGCCGATCAGGCAACATACTACGCCGGCAAGATACGCTCCTACCTGACAGAAAACGGGACGGAACTTGGAATTGAAACAATATCTCAAGCTATGAACTTCAATTCCAAAGACAAAAAGCTATTTACCTCAATATCATAATATCATGCATACAATACAAATCAATGACGATATTTACAAGATACCGGGAAACTGGGACGAACTAACCCCCAAGCAGCTTCTTTATCTAGTAGCACTTACCCAATCAAATGTACCGGTAGAGCAAGTTAAAGTCTACATGATGCTTTATTGTCTAAAAGCGCACGTATGCCGGCACAAAAAAATATTCAAGGAATATGTCCGTATAAAAATCGGGCAGGAAAGTGAAACTGTCCGTTTCCAGATTCGCAGCCGTCAATACTTTCTCCTTCCGGAAGAAATCAGCCTGCTTGCTGATCAGTTCAACTTTCTGATTCGTAAAGTAGAGAACCGCCTCAATACCTCATTGAAACAATACCTTATTAACCCTGAACTGACAACCAATCCTTATCCAACCCTCCGTTGCCGCTTAAGAAAATTCACCGGCCCGGAAGACCAATTATTCGATATCACCTTTGCACAATTCATGTATCTGCAAACATACCTGGACGCCATGCAATCAGATCCTAAAAAGATCAATCACCTGTTAGCTTGTCTGTGGCATCGTGGAAAAGAGTTCGATATCAATTGTCTGGATAAAGATGCAGCCATTCTGCAACATCTCCCTGAAGATAAAAAAATAACTATGTACTGGTACATTCTAGGAAGTCTCTCCTGTATGGCCGAAGCTTATCCACGAATATTCTCCGGAGAAGGAAAAAGTAACGGTCGTGTATTTGATTCGCAGCTCCGACTACTTGACTCCCTTGCACAATCAGACATGACCAAAAAGCCGGAAATCAGAAAAGGTCTTTTTCTTGATGCCTTGTACGCAATGGACGAATCGATCAGACGTAAAGAGGAAACCGAAGAAAGTCTAAGAAACAGATAAAAGTTTGTTAGTAGCAAACAAATAAACAACAAAAAGTTTGTTAGTAGCAAACTTTTCTGTATATTTGCAGTGTCAAACAAACGCGGGTGACGTCCGCATAAGTTCTTTTATATTATGGAACAATTGTTCGAGGCTATCCTAAAGATAGCAGATGCGAATCCTGACGGATTCACGGTTGACCTCACAACCTTAAAAAAGGTCACAAAAGGTATTTCAGTCGCCTATCTTGAAACCCAAGACTGTTTCGGAGAAGAAGGATTGAAAAGAGTTCTTAATCATGCTTTGATGCACGAAAAGAAAGTCGGTGGATGGCTTAACGAAGAAAACAATCAGTTTTATTTCGACTCCATCAGGATTTTCACTAATCTCGAAGAAGCCAAGCAATTCGGACGTGAAAATGGGCAGATCGCTATTTTCGACATTGGGCAAATGAGACTCATCAAATTGTGATCCGGAGGGGCGAAAGCCCCTCCATTACAAAGTATATTGTATTATTAAATACCCGATTATCAAAACGTAAATTGATGAATTATGAAGAATCTTGAATTACTACCTCTCCCTGCCGAGAGTAAAAAGCGAATAGATGAATTTGCAAGGCAGTATCAGCGCATGGGGCACATCTCCATTGAAGTTGTCTCCTATAATGAAGGCCGGTTAATTGTTCGAGCAGAACAAAAAGATCTGGTAAATGACAAGTTCCTTAGTAAAAAAGAACTGACTGAACGTATCCGTGAAATGTTTAAAGGAGAAATCCCGGACAACTGGAAGCTGACCGTATCTGCCGTAAACTTCGACCGTAAAGACATCGACGGTATTACCGTTGATTGGATAAAAAGACGAATGGAACGCCTGGGATTAAAAAGTAAGCACCTGAGCAACTATACAGGTATTGACAAATGCACCGTATCCTCACTTCTGTCCGGTGACAAAGAGCTTACCAAATGGCACAAGGTAGCGCTATATTACTTTTTTAAATATTACGAAGTGGCCAACTTCTAACTTTCATTTGTAAGCGGAGCAAAAAACTCCGCTTACTTTTTGCCGAATCTGAAAAAGATTGTACTTTAGCACCTGCCCAATATCGTTATTAAAACATGAATCCCTTGCCATAGTGTAACCAGATATCTGGTTCCGGTTAATAACACCGGTGGGCGCACTATAGTGAGGGATTCGCCCATTTTCATTATGGAGTTAACACGGATTTTTCACCCTGTAGGCTTCGGTGCTTTCTATACCGAAAAACACGTTGATCCACATACTATGAAATATTTCAATATCGTATACGATTGTGGTACTGTTACTGCTGGAGTTAATTTAGATTTGATGATTCAATCTAGATTCAATAAAGGAGAACAAATTGATATTCTTTTCATATCCCATTTTCATGAAGACCACATTAGCGGAATCCCAAAGCTAATGAAACACTGCAGAATAAAAAGAGTAGTGATACCTTATATTCCCAAAGGCGACAGGGTACTATTCGCATACTCAAATAGAGATTTAGCTGGTTATGAAGAGCTTATCACCAATACTGAGAACTATTTTAGGAATGAAGCAGAAATAATCCGGATACTTCCAGAAGAAGAAAGCGAGGATAACAACAATGAAACCAGAGATGAAGAACTTACAATGCCTAGCGGTAGATCAATTACAGCTACATACATTGGAGTACCGATTGCTGATTGGTGCTTCATTCCATTTAATTATAATTATGCTGCTAAAGTCAAACAATTGCAAGTCGCATTAAAGGCTGAAGGCTTAGATCATTCTAAGCTCGATTCAGTATCTTATATTAAAAACAACTATGATAGAATCAAAAATGTATACAAAAATTTATCTGGAAATATTAATGATACATCCTTAGTGGTCTTCTCTGGAATGTGCCTAAATTTCATTCCCTACATTTTTTTTTCTTATCAACCAGGAAGATACGAAATGTATAAAACAGGATTAAATTGCATATACTACGGCGATGTAAATACCGATAAAGACATACTCTATAATAGACTAATGAAACGTTTACAAAATCTCTACGCAACTATCCAAACAATACAAATACCACATCATGGTTCAAAACACAATTTTAGATCGACAATAATAAATCCAGGTTCAATATCTATTGTCTGTACAGACAGTAATCACAAAAAGCAATACCATCCTGATCCAACAGTTATTGTTGATATAGTGAACACAGGTTCTTTTTTACATCAAGTAACAGATAATGTAAACTCCACACTTACCGAACATGGGCACTATTAACCTATTTCCTATTTATATATAAAGATGGCAGAAACTTATAATCAAGAATCAGTCCAAGAGATACTCTCTTGGGCACAGAAAATATTAGAGAATAAAGCCTATCCAAAAGGAAATATTCAACTAAATAAAAGCACTAAAATTCTTGATTGTGGATCCTTCCTAAGCACTATGATACAAATGGTATCAAAGAACTGGGAAAATCCGACATTCAATACAGCGATTGATCAGCTCAGGGAGTTTAAAAAGGCAACCGAATAACGGTTGCTTTTCTATTTATATGAAAGTAAAGTTTCAAAAAAACGATTTTCATTTTGCGATCTTCATAAGTATTTGTAATTTAGCTGTCGCCAAATAATTATATAAAAATATGAATCCCTTTTCATTGCGTAATCCGTAAAATCGGATTAAGGTCTTTATATAACCTTTTGGCGCGCGGTGATAAGGGATTCGCCATATTTAACCATGAAAAAAGGGACACAGTCAAGTAAACCGATCAAACCTCAAATCAGACCGGGCAGTGGAGTTCAAACCAATGGTGCACCAAAGCCCAAACAGAAGTAAAATGCTCTGCAACCAGTATAAGTACTATTATACAGATCGTAAAAAAGCATATCTTTAAACAACGCCCATACCAAGTAGTCCTTACCCTGATATCTTCCAGGTTAAGGGCTATTTTATTTTCAATAGCCTCCAAATGATCAGCTACAATATTCACATATCGCTTATCACCTCTTATTTTACAAGAACAATAATAATCAATGAAGATATCAATATCTAGTTCGGACGGTTTTTTACCGGGTAGCCAAACTGTATGAATACATATAATTTTCAATATCAAAATACCTAGAACCACAATAGAAGCCAATATACCAATGATAGAAATTAAAACAAGACTTATATTTCCTTCCTGCATATTCAATATCCATCCAAATCCAGTCAGTACAGTAATAATACCTGTTAATAGAATATATGCCCTCTCAGTTATTCTATTAGACACATCCACCACGCCATCCAATTGTTTTTCAGCTTCACTTAAATAGAAGTCAACCGTATTTTTGTCAAGTTCCTTTCGTGTCTGTTCTGATATAATACTTTTCTGTTCCATAGTCTATTTTTGAGCTAAAATACAACATTATTTTAGTACATTCAATTTTATTCCTCTTATCTTTGCACTTGTAACAAATTAAAAACACGTACTATGAATTGTAAACTTGAAAAACTAGAAATCCCGGCTGACCAGCCCTTTTTAAATTGCAAATTAGGTCGAGAAAAGTACGCAGAAGTACTTAAAACTATTATCACTACATATAAAAAAGGATTTGTCTTAGCTATAGACGGCAAATGGGGAACAGGCAAAACCACATTTGTAGAAATGTGGAAAGCATACCTAGAACTAGATAACTTCCAAACATTATACTTTAATGCTTGGGAAAATGACTTTATTTCAGATCCTCTTGTAGGTCTACTTGGTGAACTTAACAAAATAAATTCTTCTAAAAGAACAAAGGACTTAGCATCATCCATGATAAATACAGCGGGAAGAATTGTACTAAAGGCAGTCCCTGCAATGTTCAAGGGAGTAATTAAGAAATATGCAGGAGAAGAAGTAGTTGAGATTCTTTGTGATTGTGCCGAAGAAGGGGCTTCCATGTTGGAAAAAGAAATAGATAATTATGAAAGCCAAAAAGGAAGTCTACTAGAATTTCGAAAAAAGCTCGAAATATTTGTAGATGAAGTTTGCGAAAAGAAACCATTGATATTTATCATAGACGAGCTTGATCGATGTAACCCACATTATGCTGTAAAGGTACTAGAACGAATAAAACATCTTTTCAACATACCTAATATTATATTTGTCTTATCCATAGATAAAGAACAATTAAGCAACTCCATACGCGGATATTACGGAAGTGAATCAATAAATGCCGATGAATATCTTAAAAGATTTATTGATATTGAATATGCTTTACCTGATCCTGATGTAGAGAAGTTCTGTAGCTATTTATATGACTACTATGGCTTCGAAG